CGGCAAAATTTACCACCCGGCCCTGTTCCGCGTCTGTGGCACCCCTTTCGCAAGCGAGGCAATGGTCTGCCCCGTTGGGGAGCCCAATCATGTGAAGGGCTTGAACTGCGCCGTACGGTGATAGGCGTGGACCTCCAGTGTAATTCATCCGGCAGAACCCAAGCATATATGCTGCTGTGATTGTGGATTTAATCATCGCTTCACCCTTCGTTTGTGTGCGGTGTCTGTTGACTAAGCCAACGTAGCATAATCATCGGCACCAGTCAAGTGATACTTTAGGAAAACTTGCCCGGTTTATGGGGGACGACTAGGTTGTACCTGTAGGTACAGACGCACAAGCGCTACACTACAACACAAGTCAATGTAATTGGATAGGTTGTGGGTGTCTCATATTGAGACGGGAAGGATAGGGTAGTGGGAATACCGGGAAAACATCTAGATCCCTCTGTCCACGCCCGCATTAAAAAGGAGTTCCTGGCTGTCTACGGGGGTTTCGGTGGCAACCTGTCCGACACTGCCGATGCATTCGGCATCGACAGGCACGGGTTATCCGACCTTATCGCTAGGGATAAGGAGCTGGCTTACGACCGCCTGTCGTATGACAAGAGACGAGTTGACGCTGCCCGACGTAGGGCATTCGACATAGCAGATGGGACCATCAAGGGCAACATAGGTGGCCCTGCGTTCGTGCTCAAGGCAAAGGACGGGTGGACAGACAGGCAAGAGGTCACCCATAAAGGCGCTGGCTTCCAGATGGACGACGAAGCGCCCACGCCTATAACCCTCGACGGGGGGGCCCCCCCCGACACCCCGGTACCCCATGATGGTACTATGGATGGCTGTGAGAGTACCGACAACACTTTTACCAATACTAACCAAACCTCAAGTGGTTCACCTAACCTCAAAGTCGTAGGGAGTGATGACGATGAGTGAAGACTGTCATCCCAGCGCAAGCGAGATGTACGGCATATCGACACACTATGAGGGTGGTGTCGATTTTGGATACAAAAATAAACCTATCTATGCGGTTTACAGCAGCGGGAAGAAGGTCTATCGCGGGAGCAGCCGCCTTAGGGCACGGCTTGCCCTCGAATGCTACCGAACCATTTCGAGCGTAGGTACAGCGATTGGTCGTTTGCGATGAGCTTTCCCAACCGCGAAGCCCGCAGGGCGTTTGGCATCATGCAGCACGCGTGGCGGCACAGAGAGCCCGCTGATTCCTTTAACCGCCTCCTCGTCCCCACCACGAGACGAACGGGCGGCAAGCGGTACAGAGTGGCGCGGGACGACGTGCGTGGCGTAGCGGGCAATTTGGGGCGGCTAAACGACGGCGAGTGAATTTACTACATATGGGAGTATGTGATGTCAGGTCAGCCTAGAGCGACAGAGAAAGACACGAGGCTATACAAAGCTGTGTTCGGTAAAGTGGGAGACTGGGTCTTGATGGTGATGATCACCTTGGTTTTGGGCATTCTGTTCGTTGTGGCATTCGGAGGGCTGTTAAAGTGGGTAGGTGTTCTGTGACGTTGGCTACCGCGAAACTGTATGGACGGCCCGTTTATGCCTATACCGGTAGAGACTTTGTTGTGTATAGCGCAGACGGGGCGAATCCTCCAAATACTGAGGAACAGATTTCAGATTGTATGGACGAGCTTGGAATAGAGACTGACGAGGATTTGCTGGCACTGCTGGTGGCCGTCAAAGATGGCGCCTTCGGTGACACTTTGGTCGTTTAGACGACGTTCACGGCGTGTTCGTGCCCGGAGTTGGGCTAAACCAAACGGGCACGACATCAACAATGGAGACGAAATGACTGAGTATCTGACGACTACGCAGCGGAAGTTTGCTATGGCGCTGCTTATCTTTGGTGGCGCTATGTGGGGACTTATGGCGCACAATATTGGGGATTCCATCTGGATGCAGACGGTTATTTCCAATGCGCTGATCTTGGCTGGCGCGACCACGGCTGAGAAGATTTTCAAGAAGTAAGGGGGGTGCACCCCCGTTTTGGCCAGAACAAGTGAAAGAGGCTTGTGAGATGAAAAAGCTCGTATGTATCGCTCTCGTTGGGGTGCTAATGGTTGCGTCCATTGCGTCTTGGGCGTCAAGACTGTAGAGAAGTTCCCGTGCCGTGTTTTTATCAATGCCGAGCTTGATTCGATTTCGTTCCGCGAAGCAGCCGGTAGTGATACCACGATGGTTTGGGCCCTCTTCTAGGAGTACGCCGTGGTCAACCTGAAGTCAAAGTGGAAACTCATCGTGGCGGCTGTGCTCGCCACGGTGGCGTTCTTCGTCGGCTCACGCAGTCACGGCACCAGCAGACGAGAGAAGTCCTCTGAGAAACGCGCACAGGCCGCCGAGAAGGTCGCCGTAGCAGTGACCTCGGCGAGGCTCAGAGAGCAGGTGAGACATGAGGCTGAAAATCGCGTGGCTGACCTTGCTGATGGTGATGTCAATGACCGTGCTGGCGAATGGGCAAGAAACCATCCAGCCGAAGACTGACCTCGAACGGTACGCCGAGTCTCTTGAGCTTGATGTAGTGCGGTTGGAGAGAGACTTGCTGTTCGCCCACATAGAGGCTGACAGCGCACAGACACTTAACAGCCTCAAGATCGGGTGGCTGGAGCGCGAGATAGACGAGAATGGGCGGCACTGGTATGACGACCACAGACTTTGGTTCGTAGCTGGTGCCGTTGCATACGCGCTTATGGTAAACGTTTCGATTAGCGTAGCGAGGTAGTACGATGGACTTGGTGATACTGGCTATCTTTGTGGCAGACATTTTCTGGTGGTTGCGGAAGTAGACCTTCTTAGGAGAAGACGATGAGAAAGATTTCTTTGATAGTGGCTGCGCTTCTTGTCGTGTGTGCAGCGGTTTGCGCGTGGGGATTTTCTTCCTCACGGCCAATTCAATTTAGCGACGGATCTACTGCTGGTGAAGACGTTGTCGTTTATTGGACAGATGAGGATGGAGATGTCAAGTATCCGGCAGGAGTTGATATCTATTCTCGCGGTACATCTAGTATCCGGGTAAGAACGCCCAGTGATGGCGGCGACAAGCGTCCGTTTGTGTTGCTTCCGGGTGACTCATATGTTTACGCTGGCAGAGTTGATACGGTTCTCGTGGCTTCGCAAACAGATACAGTAGAAGTCAGGGGGCTGTTACGATGAAGTCGAAGTTCATTGGCTTCCTCCTGCCATTGATGGTCGCGCTTGCTGTGTTTGCTGGCGTTGCGGAGGCACAGCATGGTATCGGGCGACATAGCGCGTCAACAAAATATATGCCACAGTTTACTGTTCCAGACACCATCTATGTTGCCTATCGGACCGGCGGAACGGCCTGCCAGTTGAATCTGCACTGGGACCAGCTCGCGCTTATCCAGCCGGGGATGGAGCCGTGCTCGTTCACCGTCGACTGTGACGTCGGCGACATCAAGCACAACTGTTTCCAGTGGTCGCCGGCTTCGGCGTGGCTCGTGCATGACCTTGATATTTATGCAATCGACAGTCACGGGAACCGGATCGGGTCTACGAGCACGGTACTCAAGAGCGTAGCCGAGGACACCGGAGACGGCAACCAGCACATCCTCTACATCGGCGACAGCTTGACCACGGCCACATCCTATATCGGCGAGATCGGCAACATGATCGACGCTGACGGTGGTGCTGACCGCGACCATATCGGAATCCTCGGCGCAAACCCCGACGAGCACGAAGGGCGCGCCGGGTGGACGCTGGAAAAATATGCAGGATACGGGTCCAACGGCTACGCCTTTACCGTGGCGAACACTGTCACCGCAGTCGTCGGCGACACCTACACGAACAATAGCAAGACGTTCACGGTTGTTGAAGACCGCGCGGCGTGGGACGAGGTCTTCTGTACAGGCACCGGCGCACCCGAGGCGTCCGGCGATCTGACAAAGGCGTCCGGCACGGGTGACGCGACCGTTGCGTTTTCCGCTGCTGCTGCCAGCGGGCAGAACCCGTTCTATGATTTCACAAACTCGCGGCTCGACTTCCGCACCTACGCGGCGACCTATTCGCAGTGGTGGCCCGACGTCGTGGTGATCACGCTTGGAATCAACGACTGTCTACTCGCCGCCGACAACGCGACGACGGTTGTCGATGTTGGAACTATCGCGACCAACTTGGCGACGATCATGGATGCGCTCACGAGCACGACCTACGGGTTCCCCCACGCGAAGATCATCATTGCTATCGAACCTCCGGGGGGCAAGATCGACGGCGACGCCAGTCCTTCATCCGTGACGTTTGAATGGATCTCGGCACAAAACGCGATGAACGATCTCGCGAGAAGGATTATCGCTGCATACGACGGCGAAGCATATGACGACAACGTGTCTGTGTGCGGCGCGAATCTATGGGTTGACCGCGAGTATGGATATGCTGCCGCATCGGTAATCCGTAGCGTGCGCGATGATGCATACGGCCATAAGGTGACTTTGCAAAGCGACAGCATCCACCCGACGACTACTGGTAACAACCAGATGGCCGACGCGATCTATTCGCAGTTCCGAGCGTTCCAGCCGATCCTTGAAAATAGCGTTTTGGCGAGTGAGATTTATTATCCTGACGCGACCGATTGGCTTGGCGGTGCGTCTGCTGATAAGTGGACTGCGGTAAAGAACGCTTCTGCTCCTGACGGTGGGTCGGACGCATACGCTTATCACACCGCAGCCGATGGGCAATGGGGAAACATCCAGACGGACGCCAGCCCGATTACGTCGGGTGCTGGCACCTATACGTTGAGCTGGTATGCAAAACCGTATGGAGCTGGGTCGAAGTTCGGTATACGTCTCCAGTGCGCCAGCCCGGCAACGAGCGTATATCTTCAATACACATGGTCGTCTGGCGCCCCCGTCTACTTCGGCTCCGCCATCACAACGAATTATGGAAACCGTCTTATCGGTGATGGCTGGTATCGGTTTTATCTCGAAGTCGATCTGACTGCAGCGCAGGCCGCTGATGCGTGGTATGTCAATATGTTCCCGTTCGAGGGCGTCAACACCGCCGGCGTCGGCAATTACTTCTGGGGCCTCCAGGTCGAGCAGAAGGCAGACGGGCCTGGCGGGTATCTGGAGACGACTGAATAATGTCATATGGCAAACAAACGGCACTGACTGCTGACCAGCGCAAGCAACTTGCTGATCGTCATGCGCGTGTTTGCCATTATGGTAATCCAGACTACGTAGACCCGACTACAGGCAAGAAGATGGGCTATGCCGATAGTGGCATCTGGGAGTTCTGGAACCACGTGAAGACCTTTGACTCGCACGACGTTGACAATCCCATTAAGCCGCTTCCGGTGAATGAGAAGACGTACCTGAAGGCGTTGACACTTTTCGCGCTCGCGTGTCCTGTGCTGTTTGTGCCGAAGTCACGACAGATCATGATTTCGTGGTGGCTATCAGGGATGTGCGCGTGGTTGGCGAGGCTCGCCCCCAAGCGCCGCGTGGTGTGGCAGTCGCAGAAAGAAGAAGACGCGCAGGACATGGTGAGCAAGGGCCAGCCGTCCCCCTCAGAGGGGCGGATAGACCACATAGAGCAGTGGCTTCCGAAGGCGCTACAAGACCCGAACATCATCAACGGACCCGGTAACGGCGTTGGGCGGCTCGCCTATACGCCTACACAGCGATACAACGGCGTGAAGGTGCCGTGGCATGGGTCAGTAATCAAAGCTGTTGCACAGGGCAGCAAGCAGGTCAGAGGGAAGACGCCGTCAGCATACGTTTCTGACGAGGCGGCGTTTCAGGAAGAATTCGGGGCCGCCGTTGGCGCCATCCTCCCCGCCATTCGAGGTGGCAAATACCTCGATGGTCGTGGCGGCAAGTTTCTGGCGGCCTCCACTATTGATCAGGGATACTTCGTAGACGCTGTCCTTGAGCCCGACGACGATGGCGTGGTGGTTTGGGACAACCCGATTCCTGAGTCTATCCAGTGGTGGTTCCCTCGTGGGTTGCCAAGGGGCATGAGGAGCCGGAGAACGCCCGCAGGGATTTGGGTACTTGAGGTGCACTACAGCGCCGACCCCGCTAAAGATCCGAGGACACCAGAGGGTCGTGCGTGGGTGCAGGACCAACTACAAGGTCAAGTTGGCGGAATGAACAGCCCTGATTGGCGTAGAGAGTACGAGATCGACTACGACGCCAAGGGCGGCAACCCGGTCTATCCGTTCTTGATTGACATAGACTGCGAAGTGTTCTCGCCGAAGGTGTCGGCAGAACATGCGGGGAAAACCAGCACTACGTCGAAATACTATGGGTGCTACGACTATGGCAGCACCAACCCTTCGAGCTTCGGGGTGTGGGAGTTTGACGGCGAGAAGAAAGCGTACAAGGTTTGGGAACTACACGAGCCGTGTGTCAATTTGGTAGAGCACGCGAAGAAGATCAAAGGATGCCCCTATTGGGAGAAGCTAGAGTGGTCCGTAGCTGATCCGTCCATATGGGCCAACACTCAGCAGGTAAGGAGCGGCAAACAATCAATAGCCGACTTATTCGCTGAACAAGGCATCCGTTTCCGCAAGGGGAACAGAGACGTAGACGTGCCCGTAGCGAAGTTGTTCCAGAGTGTTTATTGGGGAGAGCCGTCTAAGCCGAAGGTTTACATCACCGATGCGTGCCCTAACACACGTCGGGAGTATTGTGGGCTCAGGTGGGCGGAGCAGTCTTCTGCGGTGGCCAAGCACAGCAATCGCCCAGAGAGCATCATGCAGAAGGACAACCACGCGGTTGACGCAGACTCGTACCTGTTTGACTTGAGGCCGCTGGGTTACATCGCTAAGGTGCATTCGCCGGGGCCGGGTACGTTTGGAGCAGCAGAGAGAGAACTCGACGTAGACGAAGCGCTGGCTAAATGTTCGGGAGGAATAGTGTGCCTGTAGAGGAAAAGAAAAAACGCGGTAGGCCGATGAAGCGGCTCCCGCCAAAGTTGCCGACCATCCTTCACTGTTGCCCTAAGTGTGGGTATGAGCATCGCGACCGTGGGTGGACGGTATGTCGGCGTATCTGCGTCAAGTGCAATGAAGAGATGCAGCGCGTGGTGGAGAAGATGCCTAAACCAATCAGGAAGTTGACCTAGATGTTTGGCGAAAAAGTCAGTATGCCTATGACCGCCCCCACGAAGCTGCGGCTCACTCTGCACAAGATCCAACGTGGGATTGAGCGCAGGAAGAAAGAGACGAAGCGATGGAAGATGAATCGGGAGATGGTCAGAGGGCGGCAATGGCTCAATGACAAGGGCACGGAAACCCGTAGGGGCAGCGGTGACGAGGTCACGGTAAACAAGCTGGGCGCCTTCATGCGTGACCACTGTGCTGCCATCGCCTTTAATGCTCCTCGTGTGGCTCTGCGCCCTGTCAACGCAGCGGGCTGGGAGCGGATACAGGTGCCGATGATCGACCCCGAAACGGGGCCGGTTATGGAGCAGGTGCAGGTGGGGCAAGACCCTGCTACAGGTGCCCCCATCATGGGAGAGCAGCCCAAGGCCCACTCTATCGCCCGCTACAAGGTCAGGGAGAACCTTCTCAACCACATCCTCGGGCTTCACGACTTCGGGATGAAGGACACTATCAGACGGGTTGGGCGGTCAGGGCAGATTGCCTACGGTGTGTTCAAGTCTGGGTATACCCCCGACTATGAAGACGACTCTGACGACGGCACTGAGATTCCTGTAGGCGAGGACGGTGAACTGGACTTCTCTGGTTTCAGACGCGATGAGAACGGTGAACTGATCGAGGAAGACGGCGAGCTTGTACCCAAGGACGCTGGCCCTATCCGCGAGTCGTGGTTCATCGAGTACGTCAAGCCCGACCACATGATCATAGACCCTGACGGCGACGGCAACTTCTACAATCACTCGTGGGTATGTCAGGAGATGGTCGTTCCGCTTGCGGAAGTCAAGAGCAACAAGAACTATAAGAACACTGAGGATTTGAAGTTTACCTGCAAAGCAGGCATGTCGTATGAGGAGGGGCACGACTACCCTGACGGTATTCAGTCGCAGGACCACGAAAGCGACGACGAGATAGAGGAAGCCGACGAAGCTATCAGGCTGTTTGAGTTCTGGGATCTCGACGCTGACGAGTTGCTGGTGTTGGCTGACGGGCACGACAAGTTCCTGCGCGATGGTCCTACGCCCGACAACGTGCCTCACAGCCCCTACGAATTCTTTCGTCCCCAGGAGATTGACGGGGAGTTTTACCAGCGTCCTCCGCTAAGCGACGGAGTGCCTATAGCCGTTGAGATCAACATGTACCGTACCTGCCGTATGCGTGGTGCGTTGAAGTCGTCTGATAGGAAGACGATGGGGCTTGAGGGTAAGCTCGACCCAAAGGATCAGAATAAGCTGATCGCTCGTGGCGACCATCATATCATCGTAAAGAGCTCGACGCTTGAGGGCGCTGTCGCCCCTGTGCCATTCCCGCCGCTGTCTCCCGAGGTCTACAACTACGGGCAGGAACTTGAACGGTCGTGGAACGAGCAGATGGGGCAGTCGCCAGAGTCGCAGGGTAACCCCGCGTCGAAGACGGCTACGCAGTCGCAGATCATGGAGGGCCACGGCAACATCCGCGTGAATGACCAACGTGCGTTGCTGAAGGAGGCGATTAGAGGGGCCGTCATCAAGCTCAACAAGTCGCTGGACAACATGACGACTGAGCAGGCTGTGTCCATCCTTGGTGGCGACGGGATGCTGTTCCAGCGTGCTGTTACGCCCGAGGACATCGCTTGCGAATGCGACGTAGACGTAGAGATCACCGACATGATGCCTACGTCTCGTGAGCAGGAAGACGGAAAGTTTATCAACGGGCTCACGATGGCTGCTCAGGCTCCGTGGTTGCTTATGGAGCGGAAAGCTGCTGAGGTCATTTGTGGGAAAATGGGCATAAAGGATCAGGCGGCTATCGACGCTTTGGTCAAGGCAGCGAACGACATGATGAAGATGACCAACCCTCCGCCTACGCAGCCGGGCACACAGCCCCCAAAGGGCAATGCCGCCCCGCGTAATCCCGGTGAGGCGAGGTCGCAGCAAGGGAGGGCTGGCTAATGCCCTTGTACGAGTTCGAGTGCCCCGCCTGCCTACACCGGCAGGAGGAGCTACAGGAAATGAATGACAGGCACACGGCGCGATGTGAGGCGTGTGGTGCGAACTCACGGCGGCTGTATTCAGCCCCGATGTTGACTGGCGACCTGCCGACTATCCACGGCGGGATCTACAACTACTACGACACCGTTCTGGAGAAGCAGATTGGCAGTCGCCAGCAGCGAAAAGACGAGATGGAGCGGCAGGGGATAGAGCCCTTTGTGGCTGATCCGCTTGCGCAGAAGATGAGAGAAGAGAACGAATATATCAAGAAGCAATCACGGGCAGGAAGCAGGGAGGCAAAGACAGCTACCAACAAAAACATGAAGGCGGCTCAGGACAAGATCAAGACAGAGAGCATTTGCAAAGCACTCGATAAACCTATCGACGCTGCCGCTACAGATGCTATTCGCGCAGTTTCAGGTATGTAGAAGGAGATACGATGACTCAGGAAGCCAACGCCTCGATGGGGACCGACGGTCCGTCGCCCATTGACGGTGCAGATTGGGACCTTCCCGACGACGTGCTTGCCAGTCTTGGAGAAGAGACTGAAGAGGAATCTGAGCAGGAACCCGAAGAGGCCGCCGTCGAAGACGACGCAACCGACGAGGGTACGTCTGACGAAGAGGACGAAGTTACCGAAGACACTGACGACGAGGAAGAGACGGAAAGCGAAGAGGCTGTTGCGGAACCGTTCACGTGGGACGGCAATCCTGACACGCTACCAGATGCGCTTAAGCCGACTCATCTCCAGATGGTCCGTGGCTACGGGATAAAGATGGAAGAGGCTGCTTTGCAACGCAAGGAACTAGCAGCCGCTATCGCAGAGGCGAAGAAGGCACCTGAATCGGCTGTTGCCGAAGACGGTCCTCCACCCGTCCCTACATTTGAAGACAATGAGGAGACGTTCAACGCAAAACAAGCTGCCCTGACTCAGTGGCATGTGAAGAAAGCAATCGAACAGGAACGGCAAACAAGCAGTATCGGTGTTGACCGCGTTGCGGCGCTTGAGCAGAAGATGACTGCGGAAGCTATCTCAACTGCACGAGCAAAGGAAACCGGACGCGACGATCACAGTCCTGCCGTGGAGGCGATGGTGCGTGAGTTGGTCAATTCCAACCCGCTTTACTTTAATCAGCCCGCTACTCCTGAAACAATTGCAAGTATCTACGAGCTTGCTAGAGACAAGGTAGAGCTTAAAACGCGCAAAACGTCTTCTGCTAATCATAAGGCAACCGCAAATAAACGCGCAGTGACTCGCCCCGGCAAAAAGGCTGTGAAAAACGCTGCACCTAAAGAGGTGTTTGCGCGCAGTCTCGATGACGCGGTAGCTCTCGCGGTAGAGGCGGCTGCCGAATAAAGGCAGGTGACTTAGAATGGGTTACACCAGAGCGAGCGGCCACGATGGTTTTATGGATGCGACTATCGACCATCTGTATAAGCAGGGTGCCGTTCAGGATGCCATCACGGAGAGCAACATTCTCCTGAATTGGCTCAAAGCGAAGGGTCGCGTTGAGAAGATCAGCGGTGGCTCGGGTATCGAAGTAAACGTGATGAGCGGCCTGAACACTACGTTCGGGTCGTTCGGTCCGTATGACACTCTCAATGCTGCCGCGCAGAACGGCTTCACCCGCGCACAGTATACGTGGGCTCGTTATGCGTGTCTGCTCGTCCTCGACAAGGGCGAGATGGACATGAACAGCGGCAAAGAGAAGATCATCTCGGTTCTCAAGGAAAAGGTTACTCAGCTTGTAGGCACGACTGCCGAAGGCATGAATGAGGATCTTTGGGCTATCGAGTATCCGTTTGCTAACGGCACGACTGGAAATGCTGGCAAGGATATCATCTCCGTGCCGATGTTGTGCGTGAACGATCCCGGTAACAACATCTCAACGGTCGGCGTTATTGCGGCTGGGACGAGTCCGGCTGCGTACTGGTCCCCGAAGAACAAAGACGTGAACGCTGTCACGACCCACAAGGGTTTTCAGGACAAGATTCGTTCTGCCATCAATGACTGTTCTCGCGGCCCCTTCGGTGGTCCCGACATGGCCATCGGTGGACAGGATGCGTGGGAAGTCTACGTGTCTGGTCTTGATACCAAGGTCAGGTACGCGGACACCAACAGCGCGAAGGCTGGCTTCGAGACGATTCGTCTGAGCCGTGGTTGCGAGTTCGGCTGGGACTACATGTGTCCTGATGCTGGGCAGGAGTACGACTACGACAGCGCGTCGGCTACGAAGGACAGCATCTTCTTGCTGAACTCGAAGGCTATGGGGCTGAAGATTCTTGCAGGCAAGGATTTCAAGCCCGGCAAGTTCATTGAACCCGCTGATCAGGATACGCTGATTTCCAAGCATATCTTCCGTGGTCAGCTTATCGCAAACAACCGGCGCAAGCTCGGCTGTGTCGAAAACATTCAGTCTAGCAGCATTGCTTAATAGGGGGTGACATAAAATGGCTACGTATTTTCATGGCAATGGACGACGCATGGCACAGGGGATGAACTCCGGCGAGTACGACCTCGGTGCAGAAGTTAGGATCAAGTTGGTTCTGCTCGGCGCTGCAAGTGTGACCGTTGGTGACTGCCTCGTTTACGAGGATGACGGCATCAGCGCTATCCAGTGTGCTGCCGTGACCGATCGGCCCTGTGGCTGCGCGCTTCAGGCTGGCGGAGACGGTGACTATGTTCAGATGCAGACCTATGGTCCAAATCTGGTCGCCATCTTGACCGACGGCAGCGTGACCAACACTGAGATGCTTACCGCTTCGGCAACGTCCGGCGCATGGCAGAGTGTTGCAACGTTGGTGTCTGAGACGGCGAGTGGTTATGCTACCGCCGACGATGGCGGCACCTCGATGGCTATTGGCAAAGTGTTCTTTGACTGCAAGGACTAGGTAGAACAGATGTCTCTCGTCACTGATGTCTATGCCAGGGTGCGCGCAAACGAACCTGACACGTCTGACCGATGGACTGATGCAGTTCTTCTTGAAGTGTTTCAGCTTGTCGATAGGCTCGTCAGGGAAGAGTCTAGCATGTACCACAGCTATCAAGACATCACGTTGACGGACGACACTGTTTACTACGACCTTGACAAGGAGTTAGTACAAGTCGATTACGTCGAGATGCTGACCGATGGTTCTGACGTAGACGGCAGGATAGATCCCACGACCGCGCTTGAGATGGACGGCCGCTATCTCGGCAGGACGTGGTACACAGATACCGGGAGTGAACCAACAAGATACTTCTTGTCAGGCACTCCCGGCACCAACAGTCAGGCGCAGATTGGTCTATGGCCGCGTATAACGTCTGTGGCTTCTCAGGTCGTCAGGGTACATGGAGTGTTTTGTTTGACGACGACAGACGGCACGGCGGCTAGCGTGGACATAGACGATGCCTACGTTCCGATGATGCTCACGATACTTCTTGCTCCATACGATGCTAATGCGGCTGGTTGGTACCTTGAGAAGTATATCAGCGGAATCACGCGCGTTCGGGTGCGGTACGAGGGCAAGTATGGCGACGGGCTAGGACAACGGTTGCTAGGCGGAGGTAGGCTGGTTTGAGCACTCTACTGACATACGGTAACTTGAAGGACTTGGCTTATAGCCTGTCTGGTGACAGTTCTACTAGTCCCGTGCACTTGGCGTCAGCCTCTATGGACACATTTTTCAACGCCTCTATAGGCTCTCTGGTTGACGAAAGCGAGTGCATCGAGGAGAGGATGTCAATTGATCTGACGGCAGAGACGGGTGAGTATACCCTACCGGCAGACTGTGTGAAGGTCTTGCGAGTGACGTATGCTGACGGCGCGTTGAGGCCGGTGACGAAGCAGTACCTTCGTTCTATAGACATGACGTGGGCTGACACCACTGGAGAGCCCGCTCTGTACTACCTAGACGGCCTAGACGGAGAGATCGGCCTCTACCCGATACCTGACACTGCCGCCGTCTACGTGGGCGAGGGGACAAGCCATTTGGTCGTGGAGTATTTGGCCTCTCCATACGATCTGGGGACAGACGACAACTACCCCGAGATTCCGGTGTGGTCGTATGCGGGGCTGTTGTTTGGGGCGCTTGAGAGGGCGTTTTCCTCAAACACTGAATTGAGAAACATAGAGGCGTCTGCGCTGTATGGCGCGATGGCGAAGTACGTTGCTCGGAGGTTGCGTATTCGCGTGAATGGGAAGTTGCCGAGGGTTCTCTATCATAGGAGCGCTCCCGGCTGGTCGCCGTATGAGCAGGACGGGGAAGACGGTCGTGTATCTGATTACGCTACCGCAGCCACAGACTAGCACAAAGAGGTTGTTTTGATGGAACGTTTTGTAGTTCTTCTCGCAGCCGTAGCCGTAGCCGTGCTTGTTGGCTGGCCGCTTGACGCTGGCGCACAGCGCCGCATGAGCGTCGAGGACACCAAGTGGGGCGGTGCCTATGACCGCGCTTCTATCCTCACCACGGACACTGTCGAACGGCATGGACACACCCCTATCAACGTGCTCGCCTATGGCGTGGACAACACGGGAGCGACAGACTGTACCGACTCGCTTCAGGCAGTGATCAACATTGTAGAGGCCGCTGGTGGCGGCACAGTTTATCTCCCTACTGGGACATACTCTCTGTCTTCTGCTCTGTCTGTAGACAATAGCGGTGTGACAATTCGCGGGGAATCTGGTACGATACTCCTTTGCGCACATACTGTCGCGACTACGTCTCATGTGATAAAGGCCGACAAGGCAGATGATTTCTCTATAATCAACGTTGCTATCAATGGTGCTGATTTGGCCCCAAGGGGAATCCACCTTGCCGGGTGCGACAACGCGCTCATTGAAAACTGCGAGATATATAATATCCTTGAGGACGCGACAGATTCATGTAATGCGTCTGATGGGATTTATGTCACGAACAGCACTACTACCGGATCTGCCGGTATTTATATCCGCAATTGCCATATCCACGACATCGACTCGTCATCGCAATTGGTTTCTCGTGGGATACATTTTACAACTACCGCAAATACAAATGATGTGCAGGTTCAGGATATTGTGATATCTGGATGTCTTATCGAAGACATTACGCCATCTGACGATGCTGATGGAATTGTTTTACAGATGGTAGAATATGGAGAGTCCTATAGTGACACCCCGGCAAATGCCGTTATATCCAACAACGTGTTTAGGGATTGTGCCAAGAGAGCGATAAAGATACAGAACAGAGGTGTGTTGATAACGGGGAACACCATCACGACTTCGCTGGTGGGAACATATGCAGCTACCGCGTGGACTGGGAATATGTGGGCTGGCATTGGGATTCAAGAAGGCGACTGTGTTGTTTCTGGGAACATCCTTGTTGGCACGGGTGGTGCGGCATTTCAGCGAGGAATCGCAGTCAGTGGCGGTGTCGCCGAACGAGGAAATACCACGGTGTCTGGTAATTTGATCACGAACGATACGACAGCCACCGGAGAAGCAGAAGACCCGTGGGAAGAGGCGGACGGTATCGCGGTTGAGGATGCGAGCTACAGCAATGAAAACATTGTTGTGTGCGGCAACACGATTGCTAACAACGAGCGTGGCATTTTTGTTGGATACGATGTTGACAATGTTTCGATAACTGGAAACTCAATAACTAATTCAGGTAGTAGGGATATATTTATATTGACCCCTACTGCAACCATTGACAACCTTACTATTTCAGGCAACATGCTTTCGTCAACTGGATGTAATTTTAGTTCGGCTTTGTTGACGACTAACGAGTTTATAGATATTGATGGATTTAGAGTTCGTGCTGGAGTGTATGAGCGAGCCGGTTCTCTTTCTCCCGAAGGCGCAGTAACCGCTCCGATAGGATCTACCTATCAGAAAACAGACGGCGGCAAAGGAACGACTCTCTACGTCAAAGAGTCTGGTACAGGGAACACTGGTTGGCAGCCCATCGGCGGGTTCCACCAAGAGGTGATGTCGTGGCCGATGCCGGAGGGGCTTAACGCAGGCACGTACTATTCCGGTGGGCACTATATACATGGCGGGACATCTAACGACTTCAATCCGTCAGTAAACTTCGGCACCGCCAATTCAAGTTACGCATCCCATCTCTTTGTTGTGGCTGCTGCCGGGGCTGTCGATACTGAGTTGACCGTAAGTGGTACTTCGCTCACTGACGCGGGAGTCAGGACAGCTACCGATACAGAGGTTATATCATTAGTCGGCGCTGCTGCAAATGTCTACTATGAAACCACGAAGAAGTGGCTCGGGACTGTCGCCATAGAGAAGACTGCTGGTACTGATCGGCTTGTAGACTATGGGTTCTGCAAATACTGGGATAACTTCAACAACGATTTTACTGTTTCAGACATTGAGTGCTTGTGGCTCGGCAGTGCGACGGGAAACGTGGACATTGAATTGATCCACCACAAGATAACTGGATGGACGTATACTGGTTCTGGCGCCACTCCGCCGACCCCTCTTGCCGACATGGCAGATACGCATTCAACTGAGGTTGGGACTACGAGCGGGACATATGGAGCATTTAAGATAGTTGGGGTTGATCAGGCGATTCTCGGTGCTGGAGTAGAGGGGATTCTTTTTAGGATTACCACAAGCGCCAACAACCTTCTTGACAATGGCTCTGTCTCTGTGGCGATTACGAACTAGCAAGGGACGATAATGGGCTCCTACGGAACACGCATCTTCACGGGTTACAACGTGATGAAAGACGCTACGCTTCTCAAAGACGGCGACCTCGTGGCTGCTGTCAACGCCAACTTGGTGTCTGGACATGCCGTCCCGCAAAAGGACGCCACTGAGATTGTCGCTGACAGGCAAGAGGACCGTTCTGACATCATCTCTTTCCGCAGAGACAGCACGCAGCACTACGTTGCTAGGCTCGGCGATACAAACATCTACGAAGACCCGACTACAGCAACGCTTGCCGCTAGTTTGATCTATTCTGGAGCGGTGGGAGACGGGTACTACGGGACGATTTTCAGTGAAGCTGACGGACGTGCTTACATCTTCGACACAAATGGTTCAGATGTCGTCTTGCGCCCGAAGGTATGGGACGGGTCGTACACGCGGCTTGTAGGTGCGCTGGAAAGGGCTACGCTCACCGACCTGCAAGTGCCCACTCAGGTAGTCCTCGGCGTAGACGTGGCTCAAGAGGCTGCTACGCAAACCTTGATAGACATGACATACGCTGACCCAGGCGTTTTTGAAGTGACTGGACATGGGTTTGTCGCGGGCAACAGGATTGTCTTTGACACCCTCACCGGTTTGCGTCCCGGTACGCTTGTGGGTGAAGCATATACGATCACTGAGAAAATAGACGATGACCATTTTACCATAGAAACAACTGCCGGTGTGCCGGTTGACACCACCGACTTTCACGAATTCGTCTATGTGTATACGCCAAGCGCGGGCACCGTAAGGGCCGGAGGCATTGGGCTCGACGGCAGCTTCCTTTATGGCTCTACTGTAGTGGTGACGATGACCGATGGGCAGGAGATTGAGTCTCAGATATACACGATTCCGTACAGCGGCAGGTACGGCAAAGACACTTCTGAAACCACCATCGTAATAGCTGCCGAAGACGCTGTCACTGTGCATCTGCCCACCATATCGGCAAGTGATATCGCTTCCTATATCAACAGTGCGAAGTACGCCACTGCGAAGACTATCACTGCGTTGTCTACTGCTTCTGAGGCCGTGGTGACGAGTGCTGCTCACGGGTACACTGACGGCGACATCGTACAGGTGAAGTCTATCACGGCGTTGACGAAGACGACGAAGACGATCACTGGGATTGTGGCTGCTACTGGAGTTGTGACATCTGCTGCACATGGCCTTTCTGGTGGAGAGATAATTTGCATTTCTGGTCTTGACGAAATGACTGAGCTAAACGACGCTGATTATGAGGTGGTGTCGATAGGAGCAACGACCTTCTCGCTGAAATACGCGAGTGGCGACAGCCGCGGGTATGCGGTAGACACCACCGACTACACCGACGAAACTACTGGCGGCGTGTTTGTACCTATAGACGAGGCTGCACTGCTCGGCAACACCGGCTACTACGTCGTCAGCGACAAAGCGACCAACACGTTTAAGCTGAAGATCACCGATGGTAATGATATCGCAGGATATGTAGATACCTCGTTGTGGTCGGCATGGGCGGCAGGCGGGTCTGTGCAGCTCGTCGCTGGCGAGGGCGCTGTGACGGCCTCTTTGCGCCTCTACAGGACGAAGGCGGCTGGGACGGACTACTACCTCAACTCGACCACTGCGTTGACTAGCGCAGCCACAGGCATCGCTGAATACGTCTCTGTGATAGACACCAAACGAGACGCCGACTTGGGAGCGCTGTATATCCACGGTGACCTTGACCACGGCGTACCGCCTGATTCCGGACTGGGTTTCTTCCACAACGGGCGGATGTTCTATGCTTCGGGGAGCAAGTTGTACTTCTCTCTGTTCGGCTTTCCTGACTATGTAAACGCTACTTCGTACCACGAGTTCGGTGACACTATCACTGCATTGGGCAGGTACGGGTCGAGGGTAGCAGTGTTTTGCAATAGTCGCTGGGCGCTTCTTTCGCAGGAAGACGAGGTCGGTTACATAGACGACATCGACTCTCCTGTCGGTTGTCAGTACCCTAATTCTGTAGTGACCACCCCGTATGGGATTGTGTGGGCTACGCGCACAGGGCTCTGGTCATATAACGGTTCTGCCCCTCAGTTGCTCACCGACGCGATTGAAGACGATTGGCGAGATGTAAGAGGAACTTCCAGCGGTTCCGATAGTGGAGTAGAGTGGGCTGGCGAGTTTTGGCGCGGGCAGTTGTTTTTCGTTGCTAGTGGAACCGTGGTGGATGACCCTGTTTTTGTCGGCAGGAAGACAGCCGAGGGAATTCAATGGACCCGCGAAACGCTTGGGGGAGGGGTTTTGTTAGACCCGACGGCGTTTACTGCAAACGGCGATAACAATTTGTTGTATACTGCTACTGGTTCTGGGAACATAAGCACTGTCGGGACCGGGTCAGAATCAACTACCGTCGCGCTGACGACAAAGAAGTACGGTAGCGGCAGGCCGACGCGGGTGGCGCGCCTCGTTTTCGACATAGACTGTGGTGGCAGCGACGAGACGGTGACACTGCACACGAGCCGTGGAGATTCGCAGGAGTACACGCTTGACACCGCCACAAGACAGACGGTGCGCAAGGCTGCTCCGATGAGTTTCATAGCTGAGTATTTCTGGTTGACGTTCAGCGGCACCGCTACGATACATGGCTTCAGCATAGAGACGGTTTAGCATGAGCAAGATAGAACACGTTGAGTTAAGAGAGTGGAGCCTTGAGGCGGTCAACGCTGCTATATGGGCCTTGGTTGCAATGATGCGCCGTCTTGATAAGCGGCTAACGGACGCGGGGTATTAAGATGGACCCAATTACTGGTGCTGCGATGATCATGGGCGGGTCTAATCTTCTGGGAGGGCTGTTATCAAAAGACCCCGAACAGGCAAACCCCGGCAAGGCGTACCAGACAAATCCCTATGGCACCATCATGGCGCAGCAACAGCTCCGCAACACGATGGCAGGCGCAGGTGACTTCGGGTTTGGGAACATCGCGAAGCAGGGTAACGCCACGTTGGGGCAGATGTTCGCAGGCAGGGGGATCAACCCCAATAGCGGAGTCGCTATGGGTGCTCAGGGTGACATGCTCGGTGGCGCGATGGCGCAGGACGCCGCCGCCCGTCGTAACTATGCGATGAATCTGATGACCTACAGCCCCGGTACGGTCACTGCTGACTCGACGGCTGGAGCAGGCTGGGCGTCTCAGGACTTCGGCAACATGGGCAGGATGCAGGATCAGGCACAGGTCGGCTGGGGAAGTACGGCGGCGAATCCCGCTGCTGGTCCAGGCCTCAACCAGATTATGCGCAATAAACTTGGCAACATCTTCGGCAGGGGATAAGTCATGGGCTTGAATTGGAGACAGGGCGGACAAAACTTAGCCTACAGCATCGGCGACATGGCTAAAATGTACATGGCGCAGCAGCAACAGCAGCAGGCGCTTGAGCAGCAGCGGGCCTTCGACGAAGCGCAGTGGCTTGAGCACCAGAAGGTCATTGAGGCCAGCCGTGTCGCTGCCGGAGAGCGTGGTCTTGCCAATGCGCAGGCCCGTGACGCCTCTCAGTTCGATCTGAGAAACGTGCTGGTTGGCGAGGGCTTCGAGAATGATCCGTACAATCAGCCTGCTCCAATGCCGATGCAGCAAGGACCGGGGCTTGCCGGGCAATCGACAGGTGGTCCTATGAGACAGTTTCAGGGGCCGCCTGAGCCGACGCTTGCCGACATGGCTGGTGTGCCGGTGAGTAATGCCGACGCGCTTGCATACGCGATGCGTCAACCCGTAGTGCCAGAAGTTGAGGAGCCGGGTAATGTCGTGACGGTTCCGCAAGGCGACCGTCACAAGGTTGGCGGTGCCGAAGAACTTGACTATAGCGCGGCTACTCTCAATGCGCTGTACCCGAAGGAAACCGGCAGCGGTGACAACGAAAAGAAGCCCGTCTCGCGGCAAGCGTTTTTGCGCGGGCTCTTCAATGAAAAGGCTGTTGGATATTGGGACAAGGAAACCGCAGAATACATAAATGCTGTTGACGTAGAAACCGGAGACTTTAGTGGTGGACAGAACCTCAACCGCGTCAGGTCTATGGGGTTGCTTGAGGAATATGCTGCTTTCGCAGAACAGGCGTTTACCGAAACAGAAGACCCGACCTTTGCTGCCGATGCAGCCTACGCCTATGTAAACGAGCAGATTCCTTTGCGCGAGGCATTGCTCAAAGCCGAGCAGTATTCTAATCCAGACAACTATAAGATAGAAGACGGCAAGGTGAAGCGGCACGTTGACCGCGATGCGTCCAAGGGCAATTGGTTCGGCATGTGGGGATGGGAAGAAGTCGATACCCTAACCAGCCTGCGTAGCGCGTTGTTGGCGAGCGACGGCACTGTTGCTTGGCCAGAGGT